GGCCTTTATAAGTTGCTTTAGTATATTTACCTTCTTTACTCTTTGGATATACAACAATACAAGTGCCTTTTGGGATTGTAGCTAAAAGCTTTGATTTTTTACTTCCAGTAGCTCTTAAAGAAACTGATTGTTTTGTGTAATAATTTGCTGTTGTTACTGTAACTTTTTTCAAACCTGTTGAAATTTTTATCCAACCTGTTTGACTACTATAAGTAGTTTTTATCCAGCCGTTTACAATCTCATCAGCAGTTAAATAAATACCTTTTTTTATACTTATCAAAGTTTTACTACTAGAAAGTCTTTTTTCTTTTAGTTTTACAGTGGTAGATGTTACTTTGTATTTAGTCTTTTCTGTTAAACTTGTAGAGCCAGATTCATTATATTCAAGTTTTCCTGTACTATCATGATAAAAATACATACTACATTCAAAATTCGTTACATTTTCAGATAAGTTATATCTTAGTGCCGGTCCATGCCAATCGTCTCCACTACCATAATCAGCTGCCTGTATGCACCAACTAGAACCTCCATCGTTTGGTTGTATTGTTCCGCTTATTGACCTTTTGGCATCGACTTCTCCCGTTACTGATACAAATTTTTCTGTAGTTTCACAAGGCTCATCAACAATAGTAGAACTTTTTTCTTTTTTCTCATTAGTTAAGCGAGGATATTCACCAACAAGAATTGCTTTTTCGTTTTGGCCATCTATTTGACAATAAGTTGCTTCACCATTAAAATCAACCTCGACTATTGCAGGAGTGCTTGTATTTCCCTCATTTACAACACTTAGAGTTTTTTGGCCATTAAAAAGTTTAGCATTTATATTGTGTGAAAAAGGAATAGGGCATATAAATGACATTTTTATTCTTCGCATACCTTTAGTGATTTTTTCTTTTGAAAATTTACCATCAGGAATTGCTAAATAAACTCTTTCATTATCATCAATAACAAGTTTCTTTTCTTCAGAAACATCAAATATAGATGACAACGTATCAATAATATCTTTACAATCTTCCTCTGTATCTGCTTTTATATCAAAAGTAATTGTTATTTCTTTATAATCATATTTAGAATTTTGATAATATCGACCATTTTCAGATGGAGGATCTAAAAAGTTATTTACTCTTTCTGACATCAAAGTTGTATCTATTGAAATAACTTTGACAAACATTTCTAAATCAATGTCATTAAACTTAAACACTTGTTATTCCCTCCAATCTATTTAATCTTTTTTCATCTCGTTTATTTTTTTCATCTATAGGTTTTGCAATTATATCTACAACTTTTACTTTATCCATATTAGCTTGGACTTGGATAGGTCTATCACTTATATCTCCTATAGTTTCTTTTAATGTTTCTCCTAGCGAATTAGCTATTTCTTTTACTGTGTTATTACTTACACTATTTACAATTTTAAGATTACTGTTACTACTAGCTTCTAATGAAAATTTAGTTGTTTCAGATTGAACAGCCATTTTCATTACATTTTGCATTTCTGAAGTTACATCCCTAGCTACGGCATATACTTGTTCAGCTTTATTTTTCATACCAACAATTAAACCTTCGTCCATATATTCTCCATAATCAGTGGTAACTTTTGAAGGCGAATTTATTTTAGCAGTTTTTTTCATTTCTGCATTAACTTGATTAACAAGACTTCTTGCTGCACTAACTGCTCTTGCTGTACCACTTTGAATGCCTTGAGTAACACCATTTGCTAATTGTTGACCAATTTCTCTTGATTGAGTTCTAGCAACATTTTTCATGCTTATCATTTGTCTTGTAAAGTTATTTCTTGCTTCTCTTGATTGAGTAGTTATAACTCTTTTCATTGATATCATTTGATATGTAACAGCATTTCTAGCAAGTGTAATTTGTGTTCTAGATACATTTCTAATTGATATCATTTGAGAAGTTAGTTTATTCCTAGCTTCTGAAATTTGAGTTGATATAACCTTTTTCATACTTATCATTTGTGATGTAACAACATTTCTAGCATTTGTAATTTGATTTCGTATTATATTACTAATAGATAAAAATTGATTTCTTACTATATTAGAAACATTTAAAGATTGATTTCTAGCTACGTTTGATATACTTACAAATTGATTCCTTGCTATATTTGCACATCCAACTAAACTAGTTCTTAAATTATTCTGCATTGATGTAAATGCTTGAGAAATTGAACTTGAAACACTTTGAACAGTTGACTGTAAAGCTGTTAATTGTGTTTGTAATGCTTTTATTTCATTAGTATCCATGCTAGAAAGTTTAGTATTTATTTTATTACTATTAGAATCTTTACTAGTGTTAAGAGGTTTTTCATTTCCAGTTTTTTCATCAGCATAAGATTCGCCAGTAAACCATTCAGATATTTTTTTTAGAAGTCCTGTTCCACCTTTACTGAAATCTGGTGTAGAGTGTGTTAACCAACTTGTAGCTGCATTCCATAATTCCGTTGCCCTTCCAACAGTTCTAGATTTAAAATTTTCAATTAAGCTATCAATAAAAATATCTGCAAAATTACCAGTTAAGGATTTTATTTCCTCACTACCTTCTATCCATGTGTTCATTACTGATGCAACTGCTTCTAAAGCACCATGTATATTGTCTGAATTGTTTTTTATTCCATCTCTTAAAGCATCTAAAATAACTTTACCAGCTTCCTCAACTTCTGGAGCAACATCTTTAACAAATTGAGAAATTTGTTTAATAGCACTTGAAATACCTTCTCTTATATCACCTTTACTTTTTATAATTCCTTGACAAATTTGATGTATAATTTCTTTACCGATAGCTAATACTCTGCTTAATCCACCTTTAGTTATAAAAGTATTAATTCCACTAAAAGCCTGTTGAATTGCTCCTGATATATCTGCATTTCTTATATATCCAAGCATATTGTCTAATGCTTTTTTGAAATTATCAAATGTATATAAGACTTGGCCATCTTCTACAGTGCCTTCTTTATTTCCACTTCTCCAAACACTGAAAAACTCAGCTAATTTTTCAGAAGTAGATTGAATAGCTGGTTTTAAGAACTCAAATCCTTCTATAGCAACGTCTTGCAAAGCAGATGATAAAATTAATAATTTGTTTTTAGTTGTTTCATCCATAGCTTGTGCCATTTTTTCAGATAATCCAGTTACTAAATTTAAATTATCACAATATAATTTGAATTGTTCATCAGATAAACCACATATTTCATTTATCTCATCTAAGGAATCAGATAAACCTAAATTTGTTAAAATTTGTTCTCTAGTTGATTTATCCATATCTCCAAATTTTTCTCTTAATTGAGTTAAATTTGCAATTAAATCTATTTGGCCAGTAGAAGCACTTTTAGCAGACAGGCCATACTCTTTTAACACTTGATTAGCTTCCTTAAGTGACATATCTGGATTTAACTTATCTATTATTTCTTGTTTAGAAACAACATCTTTTAAACCTTTAGCATTGTCTACTATTCCTTTTGTATTCTCATTGATCATGTCACAAGTAGCACTATAGTCAAAAGCGTCATCATTAATTTCTTTATAAGTTAGTCCTAGTTCTTTAAATTGCTTTTTCTGAGCATTTGTGGGATTTCTCATTGCATCTAATACACCAAACAAGTCTTCAACATTTTTTGATGTTACTTTTGCATCAGACCCTAATACTTGTAAAGCTAAAGCCATATCCTGTGTAGTCATGTTAAATGCAGCACCTAGATATTCTGTTTGACTTAAAACTTCTTTTAAGTTATTTATTCTTTTACTACATTCTTTTCCAGTAACTCCTGCTTCTCCTAAATTTTGATTCCAATAAGACACTGTTTGAGTAGAGTTTTGTACACTATCAGTTAAACTATCATATGCATCATCCGTAGCATTGACAATTGATAGTAAACCTGTCATACCCGTTTTCCCAGCTAAATCTTTACATGCAGCTGCTTGCTCAACTAAAGGTAATGATTTTAAACTACTTCTTAAATTTCTTAATGTTTTATCTAAGTCAACTGAACCATCTTTCGCAGTAATAAGTTCTATTCCGTATTTTTCCATGGCCTTTGCTACAGTATCGGTAGGTGCACTTAAATTTGCCAATAGTGTTCTCATTGCAGTACCTGCACGACTTCCCTTTACTGATGAATTCGCCATAAGGCCGATAGCTACGGATAAATCATCCATAGAAACGCCCAATGTCCCAGCTACTGAACCGGCGTACTTCATTGTTTCCAATTTTTGTGATTAACCATAGGCTCTTTATCCTATGCTCTATATGTTTCCATATAGTTTAGACTATATCTTTCATTATTCAATTAAGAATAAATCACTCCTGTTCGTGGGTATTTTTCCATAAAAAAAGAACCTACACAGGTTCTTTTTTCTTAGGTTACTTTACCTAGTCGTTACACCTTCTAGTAGTTTCCTAACTAGCTTGGCTCGGTATTGACATATTGACATATTATTTCTTCAATTTTATTAAAATTATAATAAGGTATTCTTAATAGGCTTATATTTTTATTGAGACAATATGTTGTTTTTATATTATCCCTTTCTAGCGTTTCTTTATGTAATTTAAGGGCTTTTTTATCATTTATACCTCTAAATTG